ATCATCGTTAAGATCTGGCAGCGCAAGCTCAATCGTGTGAACTCGGCCGTCCGTCATCTCAAACAGAATATTGGCGTCTGATGCAAATATGTCCTTGATGCCAACACCAGGAGCGCCCTGGTCGCCGGCAACACCGGCCTCACCCTGGTCGCCCTTCTCTGTGAAAACGAACATTTGCCACTGCTTGTCGCCTTCGTCAGCGACCTTGATCAGCGTCTTACGATCCTTGATCACAATATCGTTGATTGAATACTCGACCTCTTTCTTGAATGTGCCACGAAAGATCGGCGAGTGATTCTCGATTGTGTGATCAATCACCAAGCCATCGGAAAGCGCGACACGCATCGCAGTTTTGCGAAGCTCTGTCTGCTCAAACGAAATGTCGTCGATGCCATTTACGATGCAGTTGTAACCAGCAGGGTCGTCAACAGGTGAACCGTTTGCCTTACGGCTGGTCATAAACAAACCGCCGCCATGTGCGACTAGGGTGTTCTTATCCACCTTGTCGCCATCACGAACCAGCATTGGCTCAATAATTGGACGATCACGGCCAGGCTCACCATCGCGGCCGTCCTGACCGTTTTGGCCATCTAAACCCTTCTGGCCATCTAGACCGTCGCGAACGTCTTTGATCTGCGAGAGACGCTCATCAACAATTGACTTTAGCGCGTCGAAGTGCGTCTGGACGTCAGCCTTTACTTGGAGCGAAAGCTCTTCAGTTTTTCCTTGGCGCAGTTCCAGATCGACAATAGTTTTTGCATAATCATTGATTGCCTCACGGGTAAAGACTAAGTTTTCTTCGCTGCTGCTTTTAACAACTCGCAGCATCTCAACCGCGAGATCAGATTGAGACTCTGTTGCTTTTGCCTCAACCTCGATGAGCTTGGCCTGAATTGCTGAAAGCTCGCCGGCATTCTTTTCGATTGCTTTATTTAATGAGTCCCGAGTCTCAGAGAGAACCTCTGCGACTGCTTCAATTATTGGTAAATTTTTAGACTCAAGCATGGTGCATTTTTCCAATCAATATGGATTTAATCAGCGCCTTCTCTGCCGCCGGATCTTGATCCTCTTCTGGCTCTGGTGGCTCGACAGCTGGTGCCGGGGGCGCTATTGGTGCAACAGGCTCGGGCGTCTCGCCGACCTGGATCATCTGCTGCTGCAAATATGGTTTATCGCCGCCCTCGACAGGAGGTAAACCCTCGATGCGTCGTGCCTCATTAGGTGAGTAAATCCCACGCTGTACGGCCTGGCCGAGTGTGTCGACTCGATCCTTCATGTTCGTGCGAAGGAGAATCTTTTCGTCTAGGTTGATTGACTCGTCAGCATCTAACTCAAAGAAATTCTCAAGAGAAGTCTCAATCAGTTTGATTGTGTGGCCGAGGTCTGTGGCCAGCCAATGGCTGATCAGCTGCTCTGTGTTGTTATAGGTCGAATTACCCATTGAGTTGACCAGGGCGAGAGGTACACCGAAAACGCTGGTGATTGCCTCGACCGTCATCTGGTAAGCCTGGATCATCTGCGCGTCTTGGCTCGACATCGAAATCTGTTGCCACTTCAGGCCACTCGCGAGAATTGGTGTCTGGCCAGATGAGAACCCGGCTGACTGTTGATTCCAGACTTCTCGCAGTCTTGAGATCTGCTCTTTCGTCAAATCCTTATCAGTGCTAATCACGCCAGATGGCCGGCCTTGATTCGTAAAGAAATTAGCCGACCCAGCTGTGATCGCATTGTTTGTCGTAACCGGCGCGAACACCGATTCGATAGGCGATACACCACGCAAAGGATCGTCAGGTGTTGCGAGTTTGATGTGCAACATATCCCGCGCTGGGACAAAGTATTCTGGATCAAAATTCTCGTATGTGAAACGAGTGTCACTCAGCGAATACACTACGCCGCCATCATCTGGCAGCCGGTAAGCGTGGACCATCTCTGGCCGCATCAGCCACATTTCGACCACTTCGGTTCTGTTGTTACGTCTGGCCACAGCGAAAGCGTTGCCGTTATAAAACAGGCTGCGAACTAGGTTTGATAAGAACTCAACCTGGTTCATCAGCGGATTGGGCTTGCGTAAGGTTCTCAGAGCCGCGCTGTTTTTGACAGGCACTCGCGCACCATCTTCCTTCGTTCTGAAATGTTCAATCGGCATTGAGCTGATTGATGCAGCATAGCGACGGACACAGGCTTCCACGACAGCATTGTTGCCGCCCTGCAAAGGCTTACGTCCCGCTTGCCACCACTCTTGCCCCCAGGACTGATTTAAGACGCCGACATCCATCGTGTTGACGAGTGACTTGCGCTTAAATAGGTCGAGGAGTTTCATTCTGCGGCGGCCTCGGCAGGGATCGTCTCAGCAGGAGACTCAGGAACAACCTGTGCGGGTACGTTCACGACGGGCTGCTTCGTCGTTTTTGAAATTGGATAAGGTACGGTCCAGACTTGCTGGCCAGTGATGTCGACGTATCCTTTGCCGAGCATCTTGGCTCTTGCTGCATCAGATTCAGCGGAGTGAAATACACCCTCGTTCCGATTCTTGTATTGCCACATTAAATATGAAGCCATTTGACTCTCCATAAAACAAAGGGAGGACGCGCCTCCCCTTGTTTATTTACTTACGATTACCAGGCCACACCGTTGATGCCGGTGACGAATCCGTCACGGCGCATCACCCATGACAATGGCATCGTCATGCGAACAGCGATCAATTCCTGCTGGAATAACGAGACAACCTTGCCGGTCGTGACCGCACCGAAGTTGTTCTTGTCCAACACGCTTGGATCGGGTGCAACATCATCAGCCTGGACGAGAGAAGCTGTGTCAGACACGGCGAACTCAGGAGTGTCAAATGCGGAAGCAAATGACGAGGCGTCCATCGCAATAACAGTCCCTTCAGGAATGTTGTTGCTGACGATGACCTTGTATCCGTTCAAGCGGCCAGCGGAGAGCTGGTCACGGAATACATAAGTGCCGACTGCTGTCGTTGTGAATGACAAGCCCAACTCTTGGAGCGGGTTCATCAACAAAACGATCGAAGCACTGTTGCCATTCTGTTGAATGATAGGAGTGACGAGAGTCTTGATATCGGCCAGGATGTCGGCTGCTGTGCTGCCAGCTGATGTGCCGAGCGTCACGCCGTTGAGCAAGCCAGCGGGTGACTTGTTTGGCACTGCTGGGTTTGCAGAGATCAAGGCTGCATCGATTGCCCATGCTGTGTCGGCAACGATTTGGCTTGTGATCAGACCCTGAATCGAGGGAACGCTAACACGGCTCAGTTCTTTTGAAAAATGGCTTATCACACCCATCTTATAGCGATTCAGAATCTTGCTTGCGTAGCTAGTACGCTTGACAGGAATCAGGTTGCCTTCGCCGACAAATGAACCGGCCAGTTCACCCATCGCGCCAGCCTGGGAAGGCAAGCTAATGGAGTTGTTTCCACCGAACTGGATCGAAGTGCCGCTTGATGCCAATTGAGCGTAGAAGCTAGTAGGTTTCAATGAATCAAGAAAATCTGCATAGCCCTGACGGGTCAATTCAGCAGCCCAGCCAGCGGCCTGAGTTGTTGCAGGAGCTGTCTCAGCCTTAACGACTGTTTGCAGTTCACGATCGGACTCAAAGTAAGAACCGACCACGGACTCAAGCGACTTGCCCTGAACGTGCGAAACGAAGGCAGCAGTAGCCATCTTGGCGAAAAGCATATCCTCACCCTTGCGGCTCTTAACTGTGCCGAGGTGTTGAGCTTTGACGATTGCAGGAGCTGCAACAGAGCTGGCCAATGATTGCTCGGCGTCTTTGTATGCCTGGAGCGATTTTTCTTTCTGCTCGATCAGAGCCTTAGCAGACGAAATTTCGCTTGCTTCGACTTCTGTCAGATCACGACTGTCAGCTTCAGCGGCTTTCACCAGACCTGTGATGACGTCTTTGGCGGCGACGATTTCGCCTTCAATACTTTTGATTTTTACGGATAAGGTCATTTCTGACTCCATTGATTAATAAATGAACGGGCTGCATCGAGCCGAGGTGTTTCGACAGCGTCAGTCTTGACCTGGTCGAGCGATTCGCTGAACTCTGACCCGAACTGGGCCGCCAGAAAATCGAATCTTTTGATGGAGGTGATTGACGCCTCTGCGTTGCAAGGGATCGTCACGGCTGAAAGTTCCAGCCAATTCCACTCCTTGAACCGATAGCCACCTCCCTTGATTGGTTCGGCTTTGGTTGCGCGAAATCCAATTGATAGGCCGCGAACAAGCCCTGACTTCATCTGCCGCCAGGCTCTCTCTACATAATCAAGACCAGAGTCTTTCGCAATCTCAGCCTCGATTTCGATACCAGCGTCCGTGACGCGAGCAGTCTTGACCATGCCGATCGGAGATCCGTGGTCGTGCTGGGACAAGAGAGGAATCGGGAGAGTGAACCTTGCGCCTTTTGGCTCGACTATGTCGCCGGCGTGGTCTGTGCTTGGTGTGGAGGCGATGCCTCGGATGATCCGTTGCGAATCATCAATTGATTTGATCTCTAGTGTCGACCAGCTTTTAGTGTGCATATTCCGGCAGCTCTATTGAGCCAGCCGGATAAACCGTCGCTGATAGTTGATCGTCACGCTCGCCAGGTGGGGCGCTTTTCTGTCGCTCGGACTTGCCTGGGCGATTTCGGGCCATCATATTTGGCTCTGCGTGAGTTTGGATTGCGTAATTATCACAAATACAACAATTTAAGTCAATAAATTATCGTTATTTTTCATATACTTATCAAAAAGTGAGAATAAATGTAGATCTTTTATTGTAAATTGCTCACGAAACGTGAATATTTATGTATAATTACTACATCGCAATCACAAAGGGAGAGCGAAATGTCAGTTCTGAAGTGTGGTGTGTTTGAGCGTGAGTTGAGTTTGACGAGAAGAGGTTTAAGCAGGGCTAGTTTGGGCAGTTTTACAAATCACTAATTTAAGGCAAGGCAGGAGAAGAAAATGAGAAACACTTTAAAAGCACTTTTAGTCGTCGGCGGGTTCTTGGCAGTGACAAATGCGGCCTTTGCAAAAACGCCTGAGCTTTGCCAGTCTGCATACAGAACAGCGGAAGCAGTAATGACTCAAAGACAAAACGGTGTTCCCCTGCCAGAAATGATGAAACACGTTGACTCCCCCCAATTCAAAAACACCCGTGACCTTCTTTTGAAAATTGTTGTTGCAGCTTACGAGGTCCCAATGGTTTCAGCGCCAGAAAATAAGAAAAAAGTCGCTGAGACACTTGCCACCAAGACGATGCTTGACTGCATGAAAGTAATTAAATAATCAACTTTTACAAACTCAAGGAAAACGAAATGAAAATCGCCCGACAAATACTTTCAATTGCCCTCTGGTTGTCTTGTCTTATTGCGGTGATTATCACGCTCGCCAGCGGATTTATAACCATCGTAAGCGCATTTGAGTACTTTGAGACTGGGGCGTGGAATGCCAATTTCACAGTCACGTTCGGAATT